GCCTGTCTGAGAGTCCCCCATCGGGGATCCCATCCATCCAGATAACCGCTAGGGAGTCTGGCCTCCCGGTTAACGTATTTCACATAGTTTTCTCTAGGTGAGTACTTAACCCCGTCCTGATCGCTACTAAGATAACCACCGCAGGCTAGAGGAACTACAAAGTTCCCTCTATATGCGCGCATAATCGGTTGCGCTTTAAGGTAGTGATATTTTCGCGACACATTCACAGTTCTAATCCCGGCAGTTTCGCCGAGCCACTGTGGAACGAAGAAGAGTTTCCAATCTAGTAGCTTAAACAGGTATCTTAATGAGCGTGAACAGCATATTTCATGTCTGCCACACCACAAGAGTAACTGATTAATAACTACATAGATCGCCGCAGGGCAAGTGAGCCGCCTAACATAGAAGGGGGTAATATCCCTTCCATGCAGGTAGTCACCGCCACAAGATTCACGGAAGAAACCCGAATTGTAGGATTTTTCGCGATTAACGACTAATCCACAACTCTGCAAAGCGATACAGACTTCATCAAAATCGCAGCTAGGAACGATTATATCGTCACCGAAAACTGCAGTGCGACTCAAATCAATAAACCGATAAGGGCCGCCTTTGAGACGTCGTACCGAGTAGATTAAGGAAACAAGGGTGAGAGTCATCATAGGGAAAGTAAAACCATTCCCCATGGTGGAAACCATCTCGAGTTCCAAAAGTCTACCATCTGGAAGTACGGTGCATGGAGACCGAGCTTTTTTGAAAAACTCGAACCATGCTACCGGCCAAACAGACCGCACGAATGACAGGCCAAACATGTTACTAGCATCAGAAAGATCTAACGTCCCACCCTCCTGTGTACTGCTAAACAGGCGGGCAAGACGGTTGTTCTTATCTGATTGCGTCGTAAGATCGATGCCTATCATCCGCAAGCAAGCCTCGATGAGACGGCCACCAGCAAGCTGGATAGCCATATTACCGGAAGGCTCTTTTGCGATTGTGCGTTCTTTGTCTTCATTCTTTAGTACGGTTGTGAGGCTGTTTCCATGGACTAAACGTATACCCCCAAGATCTTGGTGGCCATCTTGGGCCAAGAAATAGGGGTTAAAGCGTCTTAGTTGTTTCACCATGGGAAAGCAAAGATCAGTGCAGGTCATAGGTTGGTCGATTTTCTCGGCCGCTCCGGTACCAGTACATCCATAAGATGTACCCGGCCCGTAGGCCCAGTTGTCGAGCAAACCTTGTAGTCCTATGCACTCCTGTAGTGAATCCGGGTAAAGCTTCTTATAAGACTTCTCGAGTACATATGCGAGAAAATCCCGCATATGCTCAAAGAGCGGTCCTTCGAAGTTATACTCGGAGTTCACGACACGGACGCTATCATTGTTGCCGATAAAGGCTTCAATTGCTTCGCGTCTGTGCTCAGGCTTGTAGAACTCCGCACGCTTTCGCATGCGATCAAGCTGTCGTGAGACAGCAGGATCTTCAGATGAAGGAGAACTACTAAGATCAACAGCCAAAAGTTGAAGAAAGGTGGATAACCTATCCTCCAGTGCTTTGCGTTTCGAATTGCTCACAGCATATCCTCCGATGAGCGATGTAAGAATAGACGGTAGCGATATCCTTAATTACTGTACAAGAGTACAGTAAAGAAAAGAATCAACGCTAACGTCACCGTGTAGTAACCAACGGTTTTCACATGACACCTGACAGGAGCGTATCGGCGATACCTGAAGCTTGCGCCCAACCCACACCGAAGTGTGCGCTGATTGCAGCTTTAATATCTTCCGGTTCGTACGTGTCAGAACCAGCCGGAACGTCAATCGTCGTTGTGATGACGAGATTGAGCGGATTCTGGTTGGCGCCAGGCACAACACCCTTGCGGGTGATGAGCTTGTACGTGTTATTTGGAATATTCTTAACGACGCCCGTCACCGGGTTAGCTGCCGGCATCGAACGTAACTGAGCAGGCCGGAAGAAACTGATGGTAAACGGTTTAGACACCGTATTGACATCAACTCCGGTCTGCGTCCCACCCAGAGCAGTAATGGCGTACTGTTTACCATTAATACTTGGGGCGATGTCACTCGTAAGAGTATACGTCGGGGACGTGAAGCCAGAAACGGCTGCACCAGTTGCAGGAGAAGCGGGTGAGAACATAATAATGTTCCTTTCACAAGCGGTTAAGTACGTATGCGTCTAGTCGTTGAAGACTTGACACCGGATCCAAGAATGCTAGCAAGATTAGCAAGTTTGCTAGCAGCTCCTTTACCGATCTCATCCAGGGTTTTAAACCGGATGAGGCGACTTGGTATTGCAGAGAGAGGCATACGTCTTGTCTCAGTGAAGAAACACTCACTGTTAGGTCCAGTTAGCCAGGCAGCACGTACAGTGCCGCTAATGGTCGGCTTGACCTTATAGACAAGATCGCAGGTATACCTTTTAGTGAGAACACAATACACATTGGTAACTTGTGTAGAATGATACTCATCATCAAGGAAGTCGCCAATAGTGCCAAAGTAGTCTACGAGCCAGCTCCACGGCAAAAGCTCCCATAAAGCAGGGAGCACAGCCAGTGGGTTAAGCCCGAATTCTGCAAAAGCACTGTAATCGTTGGCGAACCGTCCGACGGTTTTGAAGCCGCAGACATACCTGTAGGAGAGTTTGTGATGCATAGTTATTTCGACTTCGCACGTGCCACCGTAGTAACTGGTGGGCATGGAGATAGTCTTGACACTATGCCACTCCTTTTTTGCGTTCCCGCGGACCGTATACTTGTGACCACCTGGATCAGAAATCATTTCAGCAATCTTTGCCGCGATATTTTGAGCATCAGATATCGTAGGTGAGATGGCGAAGTTGAAATTGAGCCAGAGATCAGAAGCAAAGTTCACTGCGGAACGGCCTCTCGTTCTTCTGAGCTTCACAAGTGCATCGACAAAAGACTTCCCAGAATTGAGGAGGAAACGCAATAAATCGCGAAACTCCCTCAACTCAACGAGAGGTGCAATTGTCGGCACATAAGAAGCCTGAGCTTGAATCCTAGTCTTGAGTCGCTTTAAGGCGAGATCTCTCAAAGACTCGTCATCTGCTCTTTCCACCCAGTCCCACGGATTAAGAGTGCAGTAGAAACTGTACTCAGAATAAGCAGCCGTAACGCTATCCAGTTTTTGGATAGTCATTACGGTCTGCCTGTGGGGCTCCATAAACGCCTCAGCCCTGTAATAGGGAGTAGAGGCATCTTGGCTATGAGAAATCTGGTAACTATGATCGGGATTACTTGCGATCATAGTTTGGTAACCATCTTTTACGATGCGCGGCCCTAAAGACGAAGTCCAGTCGTTAAAAACACCTGTGAGCTTGTTATTCACAAACACACTAGTCTTTTTAAACTCCTGGCGACGTAGATAAAGGTCGCGATTAACGTATTTGATGGTATACATAAGATTTCTCCAGTAGTGAAAGACGCGGTGAGAACCGCGCACCTAGCGCTTGAAGAAGAGCTAGATAAAACGACCTCTTGTCCTCTCTTTCCGTTTTCATGAAGCAGCCGAACTGGTATTCAGTCCACTAGGTTGTGGAAGGATTGAGCGGAACGAG